CAGACAGAGTTACACATAATCATGCCAAGAAGAACAACCGCAGTAAACCCAGCTAATCAGCCAGCTGCAAATAATCTGGCTATTTTGCAACCTATTACTGGTCCGGTCGCATCAACTGCATTCCCGGTACCAAGCACACCTCTAAACATTAACTTTGTGACCGGTCCACTTGCGGGGTACAACATGGCAGAATTATTCTATACATGGGCCACACAAATTACAGCAACACAGGTCGCGAATATGATTGACCGAATTGGATTTGTCACTGGAACGGGACCATCGATCGAACGATGTATGGATTTAATAAGTATGACAACCCAATTCTTTCCGTTTTTGACATCGGCGCCACTAAATGGTCGTGTGTCATTTAACCCTAATTCTAACATCCAGTTCGCAGGATCATCTCCAAATTGCATATCATACGAGCCGGTTGCCCAAAACTGGCCACAAAATGGCGGCGGACGTGCAGATATGTTAATAAATGCCACAGATCCCACTGCCTGGAACAAAGTCGCAACGGGACTAGCCGTGTGCGCAGAAGGCATTATTGATGAGTTTATACTTCCGGAATTTATCGGAAATGTGAACAATTCATTTTGGTCACAAATGCGAGGAATGGGGTTCGCAACAGTTTGGAACTCGCATTACTCAAACATCGGTTGGTCTAGTTTAACATGGAATTCAGCTTACTTGAACAACCAACAACCAGAATTCCGTCGACAAATCCGAAATTACTACAGCACAGTCGCTCAAACGACACGTGCACCATACAACAGCAAGATGGGCCCATTCCTTGCAAATTATTTTTCCAGCTTGTTAAACGCACGACCGGGTTATAGCGGTGACGTTAAAAAGGTGACAGTTTTCGACTATATTGCACCACCAACTGGATCATATAATGTAACGTCTGATGTGTTTGGCAATATACTAGAAACAGTTATTCCACAGAACTTACCAGATGTTTGGCTTCAACTGATGGCTGCCAGGCTACCAAAGTGGCAGTCAAGTTTCCCAAATCCAAATGGTCCTGACAGTTTAAAAGGATATTTTAAGGAACTACGTGCATTGACTGTTCCTGGAAATGCCATCCGAGGAGGATTAGTCGACCAGAAATACTACCGGAGTACTGTTGACGGAAATGAAACAGCAGACTGGACTGACGAAATGCGTTGGAATGAGCGGATTATGTACGTTAACGTCCCAGCACTCCCATCATATTTTAACGCGACTCCAGTGATAGGCACAAATGCTGCTGGGGACTATCCAACACAAAGACCA